GAGATGGCTCTGCAGTAGCGTCGCTGCCCAAATGGTTCCACATCGTACGTTGGTAACCAGCGGTTGGATCCTCCAATTCGAGTACACCCTCAGGGTACTGTTTATAGAACACGTGCTTTGTCGCAAACACGATTCTGCGCCACAACCAGTTTGCACTGTTGGACGTTTCCATCGTAATCTTCTCAGCGTAACCTTTAGAAAAGGTGGAGCTGGAATCACGAGAGTAGTCGAGATTCTGCGTAAACGCAGATCGACGGGCTGTGGGTGAAAACAGGAATCCGTATGGATTATCTCCTGTCATCTGATACGGCGTGCCGCCTGTGCCGATAGAAGTGGGGTCATCGTCGATGGGGACTGGCATCATGTTGTCCCGCTTTTTCTTTGACGTAATATTGACAATCGCTCGGCGAGTCATTGGTCGGCGTCGGGCAGAAGTCCGCCCGCGTGTGCGAGTGGGCCTTCGTGTGGTTGGTCGTCGACGAGTCCTGCGTACTCCCCTGCGGGGTCGGTTACGATACGCGCTGCGGCGGGCCATGATGTTTTGTTGAGGATGATCCCCAACAAAAGAAGAGGGGGGAGGGGAGGGAGGTATTTATAGGTGAGCAGAGCCCGGGTCCGGGTCTGCTGTTGGACTATAGTATTAAAGTCCAACAGCTCAAGACCCAGCTTATGTCATCTTCTTTCAGATTCCAGGCTCGCTATGCCCTCATCACCTACGCACAATGCGGAGACCTCGACGCGTTTGCAGTCTCTAATCATTTCTCGGAGCTTGGTGCAGAGTGTATCATTGGCAGAGAGTCTCACGCTGATGCGGGAACTCATTTGCACGCTTTCATCGACTTCGGAAAGAAATACCGTTCGAGGAACACTCGCATCTTCGATGTCGCGGGATACCACCCTAACATTGAACAATCTCGAGGCCAGCCTTGGGTTGGCTACGACTATGCAATCAAAGACGGCGACGTTGTTGCAGGTGGACTGGAGAGACCCAGTGAACCAGACGGAACTCGACTTCCATCTTCTCATGACAAATGGATTGAGATTACATCGGCAGAGACTGCTGACGAGTTTTGGCGACTACTTGGAGAGTTGGATCCTTGTGCGATGGTACGATCATTCACTCAGTGCAGAGCTTATGCGGACCATCGTTACAGAGTGTCACGTGACCCCTACTGCACTCCGAACGAAATTACTATCGACACAAGCGGAGTGGATGAACTGTCTTCATGGGTCACAGAAAATTTGCGAGGATACACTCCTGGAGGTACGTCTTGACCGTCGGTCCGGCTGCAGTCGCCAAGGCTCCATGGCTACCACCTCGTTCCTCGGCACGCCGCAGCGCCTCCCCTCGAGGTCGCCTGATCCAGAACTTGAGCTTGGATGTTATACTAACTTTCACAGTGCGCGGCAAATCCTTAGTACTGTACGGCCCCACTAGGACCGGTAAGACGATTTGGGCAAGGTCGCTAGGCAACCATGCTTACTTTGGGGGTCTCTTCTCGATGGAAGAAGACATCAGTGATGCGAAGTACGCCGTGTTCGACGACTTTGGTGGTCTCAAATTCTTGCCTTCCTACAAGTTTTGGCTTGGACATCAAAAACAGTTTTACGTCACAGACAAGTACAAGGGCAAGAAATTGGTGGAGTGGGGCAAGCCCTCAATTTGGATTAATAACGAAGATCCTAGACAGGAATTCGGGATTAGGGCTGACGAAGTGGAGTGGCTGGAAGCCAATTGTACTTTCGTTAGACTAGACAGCCTCATCGTTCGTGCCAGTAGTACACCCCCTGCGGGTTGAACTCCAATTGATCGTTGATTGTTCCCTGAGCGCAAGCGAACATGTCATAAATGAACACGTTTCCGATACCTGGCTTGCCATCAACTGACCACTGTGCATATGCAGCAGTATCACTGCCCTCTTTCCCCTCTTCTTTCTCATTGTAGACAATTGATTTGTTGATCGGGTGCCACTTTTTCAAGTGGTACCACCGAGCGGAGTCGTTCTGACCATTCAATGCACGCCGAGAGTCATGCAGAACGGTAACGTAGCGCTTATCCGTCTTGGCGACGAATCGATCATTCCAGTCAGCCCCGCTTTGACCCTCAAACAACATGTCCTCGAGTGCGGCACGAGATGGCTCTGCAGTAGCGTCGCTGCCCAAATGGTTCCACATCGTACGTTGGTAACCAGCGGTTGGATCCTCCAATTCGAGTACACCCTCAGGGTACTGTTTATAGAACACGTGCTTTGT